CTGACCGGAACCTCCAAGCCGGCGGTCAGCATCGTGTTCGACTCGATGAGCTGCATCCGCTTGGCCTCGGCGACAATCGTCTGGTCCGCGACCGGAATGAAGAACTCCTGAGCGAGCTCGGCCCCGACCGTGTTCTCGATGTCGCGCTGGATCACCTTGCCCTGATCGACGTTCGGGTTGCCGGCGTACTTCTGAAGCACGATCGACACGCCCTGAGCAGTGACGGCGTCGGCGGTGTGGGCCAACGGCGAGGCCGGGGTCTCACGCCAGATCTTGATCTCGTCGTCCGTGATCTGGAGCGGGTCGAGCATGATCTCGACCAGCGAGCGGAGAACCTCGGGATCGCTGTGACCGTGCCCCTCGTAGAAATCCGGTTTCTCCAGCTCGGGGTCCTCGATCAACTTGTTGGTCAGGCGACGGGCTTCGTCGATGTAGTCGTCGGAGAACGCCCGCTTCTGCTGGATCTGGGTCAGGTTGGCGAACTGGTCGATCCAGCGGCGGATCATGATGTCCGCGGCCTCGCTCTCACGGCGGGCGTCGATCTGGGCCTCGGTCGCGGTCTTGTCGCTGCGGCCGGTCGGCGAGATCTGAGCCGCCAGATAGGCGCCAACGGACTGTTCCGCCCAGCCGTCGATCTGGACGTCGGTGACCTTGTACGACTCGGAGTTGGCGATGAACTGCTGCTGCGGGATCTCGATCGACTTGTCCAAGACGATGAACGGCGACATCACCGCCGGGGCGAACTTGGATTTATCCTTGGAGTCGGCGCGAAGGATCATCAGCCCGCTCATGCGGCTGTTGTCGATGATGCCGTTGCGGAACAGCTCCTTCATGATGGTGAGGGACGCCAGTTTGCGGCCCAGACCCTTGGACGAGTGGATGCATCCGTTGCCCGGCTCGAACGAGAACATCGCGAGGACGTCCTGCATCTTCGGGAAGAGCTTGAACGAGAACCGCAGCATCTTGCCCGAATCCCGGTGGATCAGCCAGAACGAGACCTGACCATCGTACTCGCGGTTGAAGAGCAGCCAGCAGGAAACGACGCGGGCGCCGGTGGACGTGAACGTCAGGCCCAGCACGCCCTCGTTCATCATCTCGACGAACTTCCGGAACTGGGTCGTGGTCGCGTCCTCACGCGGATCCATCATCCTCGCGTTGTTCGCCGCGTAGACGCAGTTGTCGAGGTCGTAGCCGACTTCCTTCGCCGCCTCCTCGTCCTTGAACAGGTCGAGGAACTCGTCGAGCCGGTAGTCCATCTTCGCCACGAAGAACTGGAGGTCGCGGGCATGCTGACCCGACTGCTCCGGGCAGAAGGCCCGGTCCTGCTTGAACATCGTCGGCTTGTACGTGTACGGGTCGAGGAAGACCGCGTAGGCGTAGCCCTGAAGCGCCGTCTCCACGGCGAGGCTGTTGATCAGCCCGGTGTTGCCGTCCCACGAACGGATCAAACGCGTGAACTTGGCGCGAAGCAGATCCGTCTTGGCCTTGGCGTTGTTGTTGTTCTGCGGGAGCGCGGACGAAGTGACGTAGATCTGGGAGATGACCGCGTTGACGAACCGCTGGCTCACCCGGCCGACGATGCCGGCCAGCCAGTTGGTGGACGCGTTCGACTGCCAAGCCTTGCCCCGCTCGGTCTGGGCCGCGGAAGAACGCGGGGGCTCACCGTCGTGCAGGGCCTGAATGTCAGCCGTGCGGGCCGCCCGGGTGCGGTTGTTCTGCTCGGTGGCTTTGCAGATGTTCCAAGCGTGGTCGACGGTCTTGACCGACCGGGCCTCCAGCTTGAGATGGTTGCCGTAACCGCCGTCGGTGCGCTCGGGAGCATCGATCGTCGCGATACCGATCGCCGGCAACGGGCTGCCCGTCCCGACGATGTCTTGGTCATTAGGCTGGATGTCGTCTGGCATTGCGATTAACCGACAGTCACGTCGGTGGTGTTTGGTTTACTGAATGTCAACTTTTTCCAACGCGGGGGACTGTCGGGGCAACTTTCAGAGGACAGCAGCACCTTCACGCTGACGAAGCAGGTGCAGACGGTGCATTGGCCATCCAGTTGCAGGGGGCACTTCCGGCAGACCGAGTATCGGTCCTCCTGAACTTCCCGGGGGGCCAAGACCGGCCGACCTTGCCACAGAAACTGAACCGTACGGAAAACGGCTTTTACGAACGTTACCGGCGTTGACCACCGAAAGATCATAGCCGTCTCCAGCAACGCTCCGGCAGTTGTTCCAACTGGCTGTCAGTCAGGGCCAAAGAACTCATGGGCATCCACGAGGCGGTGGAGTTATCCCAGCCGGCGACTTGGCAACCCATCAGATTGCCTTGCTGTTTGGTGGACTGCAACTTACGAAGTTGTGCAAGTACCGTTGCACTTGAGCTACTGCACCCGACGCATCCGACCCGCCAAGGCTGGTTCCGGGGGCACCCGACGCAGATGTTGGCCCGTCGGTTCGCCTCGTCGATCGACACCAGCGGGTAGCCGCCCTTCGGCTGGGCGTGGACCATCAGGGCCGCCCACCGGGTCACCCGGTTGAGCATGGGCTCGGCGGAGACCGTCGGGGCCGTGCCCGGGATGTTCTCCCAGTCCTTGGCCTCCTTGTGGCAGGCGCTGGGCCACCGCGAACAGTAGTACTCGTCGATGTCGCGCTCGATGTCCCCGACCGGGATGTTGTTCCTCAGTCGGTACTCAAAAATCCGTTTTACCAGCTCCTCCTCGTTGATGGCCTCCAACTTGACGTTGGGGGCAACGAGGAAGTGCCAGCCGTTCGGTGGGATCCTGCCACGACCGATTTTCACTTCTTGCGGCGGGTCTCGGCGGCGCTCTGGGAGCCCTTCTTCTCGGGCAGCTTCTTCATGCTTGGCGTCTCCTTGGCCCATCGCTTGGCAACCTTGGGTTCGCGGGCAAACAAGTACCGGGCTTGGGCCTTGGATTCAAATGGCATGGCGATAGGGGGTCGGGCATGGTTCTGTCGATTATGGGCTTGATGACAACGTAAAAGAACTTAATAAGAACTCATGTCTTCGTGGAATGAAGCTCAGAAGTTTGAGGAAGAGTTCTGGGGAAACTGCGTCAACACGCTCAGTGAGGAATTGAAACAGCGGGTGTACGCCGAGCACATGGGGCTCCCCCTGATCCGGGTGAGTTCTGTCGGTTTTGGCCACAACTTGGGTGGGTCCCGGGTGCTCGATATTGGAGGGGGCCCGGTGTCGTTGCTCCTGAAGTGCGTGAACCGCACCGGGGTCATCATCGATCCGTGCCGGTTCCCGGACTGGGTGCAGCTTCGTTATGCCGTCAGCGGATTGTGGATGCGCCGCATGGCCGGCGAGGAATTGGACGAGCAGGTCGACGAGCTCGGGCGGTTCGACGAGGTCTGGATTTACAACGTTCTCCAGCACACGGACGACCCGGCAAAGATTATCGCGAACGCCAAGCTGTGCGCGCCGCGCCTGCGGATCTTCGAGTGGGTGGATCTGCCAGCGTACCCGGGGCACCCGCAGGAAATCACGCAGGCCAAGCTGGAACAGTGGATCGGAATGCCGGGCACCGTCACCGAATTCACCGGCCAGAACGAATGCCACGGAAGGGCGTTCCACGGGTGCTTCGACCATGCCGGTCATCATTCCTGACAGGGTCCGCCGGGCCGACCTCCGGTTCATCCATCAGAATCTCCTGATCTACCGGGAGAACGAGGACCTCAACGCGCTGGTGAAGGCGATTGAGCGGATCCTCAAGGACAAGGCGTTCAAGCACTACATCGCCGCCAACCCGGCGTTGCAGAAGCCCATGCAGACGAAGGGCGACATGCTCGCGATGGCTTGGGCGTACGTCTACTCGCTGCTCTACGCCCGCGACTACGTCGCCGCGGCGCTGATCCTCTGGGGCCCGAAGACGTTCACCCCGGAGCCCCGGGCCGCGCAACTGATGTGGGGCGCGCTGTTCACCAAGAACCTGATCAACGTGATGGGCTGCGGCTCGGTGGGAAAGACGTTCACCCCGTCGGCTTGGTGCGTCCTCGACTGGCTGCTGGACCCGGAGTGGACGCGCATCGAGGTCGCCTCCAACTCACAGGACCACGTCGAGAAGAACCTCTACGCCGACATCGTGCGCCTTCACACCGAGGCCGTGCTGCCGCTGCCCGGCAACGTGGACTCGGAGTCCATCTCCCTCGACAAGAAACGAGGCATGGGAATCTTCGTGCTCGTCATCCCGGGCGGACCGAAGTCCCGCGGCAAACTGAAGGGCGCCAAGATCAAGAACCGGCCCCCGCATCCACTTTTCGGAGACAACTCCCGGCTCCGCATCCTGCTCGACGAGGCTCAGGAAATCCCGGCCAACATCTTCGACGAGACGCCCAACCTCCTCTCGTCCGTCGACAACTCGGTCGAGCACATCAAGATCATGGCCGCGGCCAACCCGAAGGACGAGTGGTCCCGGTACGGCCTGAACTGCAAGCCGCTGGGCGGGTGGGACTCGATCACGGACGATCAGGAGGAGTGGGAGTCGGAGACCGGGTGGCACGTCATCTCGATCAACGCGATGCGGACCGAAAACGTCATGCAGCGGAAAACGGTGTTTCCCCGCATGATCACGTACGAGGGCGTGCAGAAGATCATCCGGTCCCAAGCCGGCGGGAACGACCAGCACCCGAACGTCTACACCTACGTCTACGGCCGGTTCCCCAAGACGGGTGTCCAGACGACGATCATCAACTCGCTCCATCTCCGTCGGGCGGAGGGCGAGTGGATCTTCGACGGGCCCACGGTGGCGATCGCCGGATCCGACCCGGCGTTCACGGGCGACTTGCCGGCAATGACGATTGGACGCGTGGGCCGGGCCATCGCTTGGATGGACTACAAGGGCGTGCGGCACGAGCTGCCGGAGCCCGCGATCAAGATCCAAGCCGACGGCACTTCCATTCTGCCGCACGGCGACACTCAGGACGTGGCCGACGAGAACATGGCCCGCTGCCGCCAGTTGAACATTAAGCCGGAGAACTTCGGCATCGACAAGACGGGCACGGGCCGGGGCGTTCACGACGTGATCCGCCGGCAGTGGAAGGACAAGGTCGGCCCGCTGGCGGAGGTCGAGGACGGAGTGGCCCCGATCCTCGGGGTCGAGTACGCCGCTTCGCCCAGCGAGGTGAAGATCGCCGACGAGGACACCCAGACGCCCAAGGAACTTTTCGACCGCACGGCGACGGAGCTGTGGATGGCCGGAGCCAAGCTCTTCGAGTACGACATCGTGCGGATCGGGCGTGGCATCGACCAGAAGACGAGCGAGGAGCTCGCCGGCCGCCGGGGCGGCATGAAGGTCGGGATCGGCAAGAAACAGTCCGTGGAGGCCAAGGACGCCTACAAGGGCCGCACCGGCGAGACCTCGCCTGACCGGGCGGACTCGTTCCTGATCATGCTCCACGTCGCCCGGATGCGGATCCCGTCGCTCGTCCCCCGGGCCAAGGACACCCGCGCGGCGGAGGCCGCTCCGCGGGACGTGACCGGTTGGCAGGGGTTCGACGTGGCCTTCGGCGGAGCCGACTTGATCGGCTGGGACAGCGACGTGGAGCGGATGGCGGACATGATGAAGGACTGACAAAAATGACAAAATTCCGGACCCTCGCCCAGCCCATGACCGTTTCGGTGTACCCCCACGAGCGGGACACACTGCTGCGGATCATGGCGGAGCTGCGCCTGAAGAGCACCTTCGACGTGGTGCGGGTGCTGGCGCGGGAGTCGAATCGGAAGCACATGGACGCGTTCAGCCCCCCGAAGTTCAAATCTTAATAAGATTTTCCTTTACAAGCGTCACCGAACTGATTGGGTGCGGGCATGAGAACAGCCCTGTACTATCGGGTGTCCACCGAGGACCAGACGATCGAGCCCCAGCAGCAGGAGCTGCGCGGCTACTGCCAGAACCGGGATTGGAAGATCGTCGCCGAGTTCACCGACGTGGTCTCGGGATCGAAGTCCAGCCGGGTGTCGCTCGACCTGATGATGGCCCGGCTCCGCAAGGGCGAGTTCGACGTGGTCATGGTCGTCAAGATGGACCGGCTGGCCCGCTCGCTCTCCCACTTCGCCCAGCTCGTCGGCGAGTTCGACAAGCACGGGGTGGCGCTGGTCTGCCCCGGTCAGGGCATCGACACGTCGAAGTCCAACCCGGCCGGCCGGCTCCAGATGCACGTCCTCGCCGCCGTGGCCGAGTTCGAGCGCAGCCTGATCATCGAGCGCACCAAGGCCGGGCTGGCCGCCGCCCGCGCCCGCGGGGTCAAGCTGGGCAAGCCGTCGAAGCGGCTGCCGGACGATCATCAGGCGATCGTCGGGAAGTGGCTCGACGACGGCGCCATTCAGCTCCGCGAGCTGGCAACCCGGCTCGGAGGGGTCTCAGTCTCCACCGCGTTTCGCCTCGCCCAGACCGAGCGCAACCGCCGGATGCAGCGGGAGGTCATATGAAATTCGAGTACCCACAGTCCTACACCACCTGCAAACAGGAGCTCAAACTGAACCTTGTCTGGCCGGTCTGGGAAATGGACCTGTTCGGCAACCGGGAACTCGTAGTTCACATCAACACCGACGTGCCGTGGAGCCGGCGCGTCGTAAGCAAACTGCTCCTTGGAACCAAATGGACGAAGATCAAAAAGTGACGGGCGAAATCTGCCGGATGAACCCGGACGGAAGCATCACGGTGTTCCTGCATGAACCGGAGCACGTCGAGGCGGTGGCCAAGGGATTGTTCTTTGCCCGCGAGGAGAACGACCAGTTGCGGAAGCTGCTTGACGAGACGGTCAAGGACTCCGACCGGATCGAGTGGTTGATCAATCAGGGGATGGTCGGCGATCGCGACGACATCGATATCCTGATGAAAGCGGAGAAGGACGAATGATCGCCCTCGCCGTCATCCTCGGTCTCGTCTCCCCGTCCGAGATCGACACCGTGGTTCAGGCCATCGAGATGGCCGAGAACTCGCCGTGGAACTCGCCCGGAGGCGCGCTCCAGTTCAAGGAGTCGACTTGGAAGGAAGAGACCAAGCTGCCCTACTCGTACGCCCAGAAGCCGGTCATCGCCCGCAAGATTGCCCGGGAACGGCTGATGAAGCACGCCGCGGCGCTGGAACGGCTCGGCATCAAGCCCACGGCCTACCTGCTGGGCAGCGCGTGGAACAAGGGGTTCACCGGCGCCCTGCGGCTCCGGAAGGCGAACCAGAAGTGCAAGTACGGCGAGCGCGTCCACAACATCTTCGAGTCTCTCCAATGAACAAGCGGTACGAAAAGATTGATCAACTGCTGGCGAGGTTCACTCCCATCAAGGAGATCTGCTACATCACCAAGGTCGACTCCAAGGTCGTCGCCCACCGGGCCTACCAGCTCGGTTACCGGATGCACCGGATCACCGAGGAGGAGCGTAAGCATCTCCTGAAACTGAGATTCCCATGAACACCCTGATCGGGCCGCTGCCCAAGCACCAGTACGTCTGGGTCGACACCAACTTCACCCACCGGGATCCGGTCGGGTTCATCCCCGCGGTCTGGTTCGGTCTGGTCTCGCACCCGGGGCGGATGTGGGGTTGCAATATCATCTATGAAAACGGAGCCATCTACCGGAACGTACCGCTTCACGCCTTGGCCCACCTTGGAAGCCCGACCGGCTCCGTCCGCGACTGGACGCCGCAACAGGCCGAGCAGTGGAATTGCTACGGTTACGGTTGGTCTGCGACGGAGTACACCTACCTCCGCGGCTACCGCTGCAAGGTCCGGTGCGCTGACGAAAGCCTGACCGGCACCTACCTCTTCACCGTCGCCCCGGTCGGCGACGGATTCAGCGAAACTTCCGAACAGTCGAAGGAGTTCACGTTCGTGAAGCTCGACTGCGGCCGGTTCACGGTCCAGCCGACCGACCGGCTCATTTTCGAGGACAAGTCGTTCACGACCCACCAGTGGGAGTGGCCGAAGGTCTTCAAACGCCAAACCGAAACCTACTCCTGCGAATGAGCGCGCTCGCCATCATCCTGATCGTCCTGCTGACCTGCTCGATCGGATTCACCATCGGCTACATCTGCGGCCGGTCCGACGACGATAATTACCCTCACCAGAAGGGTCATCCCTACGACTGGGAATGAACTACGCCTACACCACCGAAACCGGGCGGATGGCGATCGAGCGGCGGAACCGCACCGCCGACTTCTACGCCTGCGTCCACGGGCTCCGGGCCGAAGTCAGCCCGGATCCCTTGGACCCCATCGCGATATCCTTCGCCCGCCAAGGCCGCGTCCAAGCGGTGGCGATCGTGCGGAACCGTACCGAGACTCTGGCCAACTTCGGTTGGCCCTCGATCCTGATCACCGCCAGCAAGGTCCACGCGCTCGTGCATCGGGCCCGCCGCACCGACAGCAGGCCGATCCTCATCGTGGGCATGGCCGACGGACCGCTGCTCACTTGGGAAGTCTCCGGGTTCTACGAGATCCAGCGCACCACGACCAAGGCCGACTGCATTGGTTCCGGCTTGGCCACGCGGGACAACATGTTTTTCCCGATCGACGAAGCTCAGGTCATCGAGCCGTGGAGGCTCCTGTAAGCAAGGTTGACTCATCCGCCGGACGGTGCCATCGCGGAGACCCATGAGTATCAAGTACCGAGGCATGGTCTTTGCCGGTTACAACAAGCCGAAGCGCACGCCGGGCGGGACCAAGAAGTCCGCGGTGCTGGCCAAGGTCGGCAACAAGGTCCGGCTCGTGCGTTTCGGCGACCCGAAAATGAGCATCAAGAAGGACCAGCCCTCGCGGAAGTCGTCGTACTGCGCCCGCAGCGGCGGCATCAAGGGCGGCGAGGGGAAGCTCTCCGCCAACTACTGGTCCCGCCGGGCATGGAATTGCTGACGTGAAAACCGAATCCAGAGTCAACGAGGCCGGCAACTACACCAAGCCGGCGATGCGGAAACGACTGTTCTCCCGGATCAAGGCCGG